ATCACTTGCTCCATACACTCCGTAATAATTCGCTCAATATCCTGACGATTTCTTGCCTGTTGTTCGCTTGTGGTACCGATAGTTCTGAATAGGTAAGCCACCTGCCATAGCTTTCTAGCAGAATGCTTGTATAGTTCGTGAATAAACTTAGCTACACTTGGTCTCTCAAAATCAATCTTAATACGATCAGAGTTACCGCGATAATGTAGAGAAGCAAATGATTTCATATAGGCGATAAATACACCCATAAGCAAATCATCCATGTACGTACATTTGGATACCTTCATAATTCTTTCAACCTCAGTAGCTAGTGTTGAGTCTGACCAATCTGGGATACGGGTTAGCATATTTTGAAATGTACGAAGAACTTGGTCTAGCTGACCATTGCGCTCACATAGCTCCTTTGAAGAATCATAAATGCTCCAAAATCCCTCTGAAATTGGAGGAACAATCAAACCACCCAAGTGTTCTCGAAGATGGACTTTGGCAAATTCTGCTTCGCTCATTTGTATGTTTGTTCATAAGCCAAAAAACGGAATTTTAACATACAGATTTATGTATCTTAAATAGGCAAGATGGTGTTCGTTATGAATAACATGGATCAAGCTTGGGGCGACATTGGCAACGAGCCGGTTGCCCCAGTCTTGCAAAAGCCAAAGATGGCACCTAGTGTGGAAATCATATTTGTTCAAGAGAACATCAGAAGCATGCGTGTGGTACTAGACCAACTTAATTACAAGTTGATCATGTTGGCCAATAACCAAAATTTTACAGAAAATCATACTCAGGCGATCCGCGAGATCGAGGAGGAGATGGAATTCTATGAGCATGTAATCGACGACATGACAGAAACATATCGTAAACTTTATAAGGAAGTGAATGCCACTAAATTGGCATCGCTCAAGGAAGAACGTCAAACTATGACAGAGAGCATGGATCAACTCATGGTTGATCAGCATAAACACTACAAGCTCCAGAAGGAGCGATTTGAATCATGTAAGCATAAATATGGCAAAAACCATACTCGTTTCTTTCCAGAAAGAGACCAGGAGTTTATTTACAACCACCGCGCTGCGAATGAAGCAGCTTGGAATGAGTGGCTCATGCTGTATAGTCAAAGAGAGATCCTCACAGAAGAGATTGAATCTATTGACCCAGATGATGCCGACTATTAAAAACGGAAAATGAAACAATAATTTTTTAAATTATCAAAAATGTCGCTGACAATCGAACAACTTGAGAATGAGTTGACTCTGCTAAAGAATCAACTTCAAGAGAACAAAAACGCAAGCGAAGATGATGATCTTTCACACGATGAAATGGCTGCTTTTGATTATATTATTGAAAATCTAGAGCAACAAATTGATCTATTAGCAGACCTAATTATTCTAAGGACTAGACGAGCAAGAACACGCGATGAAACAGAATACTATTCTGCTGAGGAAGATACCTCAGGAGGATATACTGGCGGAGATTCTAACTTCAATGACGGAGATTATTAAAAACGGAAATAATTTTTAAATTACAATTTGATTTCAACTAACAAAATGGAGGCTATTCTGCGTACCGCTATGCAAAGCTTGGACAAGGATGTTGTTGTCAAGGTCTATCAAGACTTCATCGCATCTCTTACTCAGGTTGAGGAAGAAAATACAATCAAGCCTATTAAAACCAAGGCAAAGAAGGAAACCCCAAAGGAGGAGAAGAAGCAGAAGCGAATCCCTCGCATGTCAGCAGTAATGCTAAAGCAACTACAATCTGAATTCAGCAAGGCTGATATTGATGTAGATTTCGATGACAAGAAGCAGACCGATAAGGTCAAGAAGAACTTTGTAGCTTATGTAGACGATCTCACAGAAGACGATTTTGCTATAAAGAACCTTGCGCAGCATATGCGCGACTTCGCAAATCTTCAGACAAAGAAGACTGAGGAAAAGGAAGAAACACAAGAAGATACAATTCACAAGCTAACTCTCAAGCAACTACAAGCAATTACTTTGCTTTCTGAGAGCGAGAAGCTTGGAAAGGGAGTCTATTGGGATGGAGACAGTGGCCGTCAGGTTACTGGACCAGACCGAGATGACGATGAAGAACTTGATGAGAAGACATTCAAGAAGACCAAATACATTGTTGGCGATACAACTGGGCGCATCTATACAGATGATGACGATCAGGAGTTCGTTGGATATATTGGTATCGGCAAGTTCAAGGAAATGATTTAAAAATATTAAATTTTTTATTCGTCCCAAAATGTTACTACACAACATGGGAAACTATAAGCAAACCATTGTCGTACACCAATATCATGAAACAATATACGGGGTACATGAAGCTTTTTTAGACTTTTAATAATATGCGGTTCTCCATGAAATTGTTTCCACATGTGATCAAGACTTAATTCATAATAATTCTTTGGCCCCCTGAAGTTGTAGAGTTGAGTATGAACAAACTCACGATTGTCTTCAACCAAGCTACCTTCTTTCATAATTAATCCAGATGGACCTGTAATAATCTCTGGTTGAATATCGTATACATTTTCATAAGCAACTTTACATATTGTCCTCCAAACATTCTGCCATACACTCACAGTTTCTCGAGAATATGTATTATTCTCAATTACAATCGGAATCTCGATCATTGTTTAGGTAATGTTGGCATCGTGAAAGCGAAATCCGTTTGCGAGAAGAGTCTACGGACAAAAACATAAATTGGCAATCCCCAAAACGCAAAATATGGTAAAAAGAATCCAAGTGCCCCACCAATTATACTTTGAAAGTAATCATAGGTTACATAAATCGATAACATATAAAGAAAAAAACCAGCTGCCGTAAACAACGACCACCAAATACTTGTCATCAGAGTTGTTACATGTTGCTTAGGCGATAGATTATCTGGACCATCCATTGGCGGAGCTGAAACCGTAAACATCTTACCATCGGTTACTGATTGTACATTTGGGGCTCCGTTGATGATGTACTGGACCTCCAACGTCTTTTGCTTGTTAGGATTTGGATCCGGAATACCAACCGTACTTGGGCCAACTTTAATGCTAATTGATCCATCCTTTACTTGGGCTTGTAAAGCACTCGTTACATCTGTAAAATTCCCAGCATAACCATATTCTGCTTTTGTTATCTCTAATCCAGTCGCCTCTCTAGCAGGAGGTGCTGAAATCAAAAGAACTTGATTATCTAATAACATTTGACCCATAGTACTGCCTCCATTAATCGTATACGTAACATTCAGATTTTTTGTCTGATTAGGAGCTGGATCCGTTACGTTTAGTGCGTCGGGGCTAACGGTGAGGTTTAGGGTTCCGTCTTTTATATGAGATGAAACCGCCTTTGTAACATCCACAGTTGTTGATCCAGTTCCATACAAGGCCTTTGTAATTTGAATTCCACTCATCCTTATTATGAAGAAAACACGACATTTGCTACGCCACCCAAAACTCGCAAAAAGTTGTACGATTCTACATACGCATGTACATTATAGGTATACGTAAATGTCTGAGATGTGCCTTTGTTCACAATCGTAATCAATTCATCTGGACTATATAACAGCTTACCAGTTTGCGCATCTACTGCGTTTGGATTCGTTACTACAGTTGGATTTGGATTTCCAGCTGTTGATTTCAAGATACACTGCGTCGTAATATTAGTAGGCGTAGAAAACTCCGGTTGAACATATGTGTTTCGCAAGATAGTCTTGTTGAACATAGAACCATTTAGGTGTCCAGATGGCTGAGTAGTATGGTTATCTAAAGCAAATGAATATGAATAAATTCCAGGAATAGATGTCAATGCCTTACCTGTATGGTGCTTGTATGGCTGTAATTCAGAGAAGAATGTTGTTGTCTTTGGCTTAAATCGCTCCTTACCATCCAAAATGAGAGTAGACTCAAGCGTAACATTCTGCTCACTGACTCCACTATTTTGAGCTATTCCAGATGAATACCATGGAGTCATAAATTGAAGCGCAGTTGAATCAAGTGGTGGCTTGTTTGGATCAACCCAATTTGTATAGTTGTCGTAATCGTTGTTTAGTGTACGATCGTTTCTTTGAGCAACCCACACAATTCGTGTACACAAATTTTTCATTGTCAACTCCAAGTCATTGCTTGGACCATATTGCCCCATAGCAGATACCATATCAACTTGGTTGATTATATACGAATGTTCAGTCTTAGCCATATGGATCAACTCTGGCTCAGTGAGGAAGATAAAATTTGCCTCAAGGTATGGATTTAGCTTCCATGTAGTCAATGTTGGATTCAAAACTTGGATTGGCGCAGTAGGATTGTTATACAAAGGGGGTGACAAGAAACGATTAATTGTATACAACGTATTTGAAGAATTTGGAGCTAGTCGGGTTCCGAATGTCGGACTACCGTTCTCTACATCAAGTGTAGTAAATAATTGGTAAATATTTCTTAATTCAACAACAATTTCAACTTCAGAATATTGTAGGGCAATCAAAGGCAAAGCCGCTCCCACATTCTCACAAAACCAAAAATGTAGTGGGATATGAAGGACACGCCCAGGGATAGATGGAGATGCGTAGGCAGTTGAACTAGAAATGGAGTGTGGGTATTGATTCACTCGATCATACGCATTACCTGGATCATACAACTCCGGAATATTTCCTACCATACGATCCAATATCTCCTGCTTGTTTGCGTCCATCTTCAAATTAGAATATAATTTCATCCATTCGCCTGTATGCGTAACAACGGCTTGACCATTAATCAAAATAGATACACGTTCTATCATATTATACCCAATATTCTTCACCCACTGGAATTCATAACCAATAGCAGTCGCATTTGGATTTATGTTTGAATTTGCTCCCGGAGTAATTGGCGACACGGGAGAATATATATCCGGAAGAACAACATGTAGATAGCAATCATGTAACAATTGTGCGTATCGGTCTATCTTTGCCCGTAACGTAAGTGACCCACTCTGCGGTAAATTGATATTTGTTGTTTTAAAGAACAGCTGAAAGTGCTCCATAGCAAAATCAGTATGGCGTTTGTAAACCGATCGAAAATTGGTAAACGATGGGTTTCCAGTTACTAAATGATCTTGGGCTCCTTTG